AACTGCCGAAACAACAACTTCAGCAAGCAACTCGACAATCAAATTTAGATTGCCAGTGTCACCCAAACGAAGATATTGATCAGTAAGACCAGCAACCTTGTTGCCTTTTACATAAACATTTACAACATAAGGACCACCAACGCGAACACCACGAAACGCAAAACGTCCAGCGGCATCTGTTGTGACCTTATTTACTGTATTTGAAGGAACGTGGATCAGTTCAACAACTGCTCCTGTTGTTACTTCACCACTTGAATCAACAACTGAACCAGAAGCACTTGCTGCTGTTTCTTGTGCGGAAACTGGCATTGAGCCAATTGCGCCAAAGAGAATAGCAGTAGCCGCTACGAAAGAGAGAATACTCTTTCGGGTGTTGCTGAGGATTTTTTCTTTAAGATCGCTCATTTCAACTCCTTTTTGCTACTAAAGAAACTTGTAGAAATCTGGGGGGGGGATATTCGGAGTGCTGACTTTCGTATATAGTTACCAAAGTATTACGAATCAATTACGAATTAGTAAAATAATCCATATGCAATGCACCACAATTCCAATAACGCCATATAAATCACATATAGTATCGGTAATGCTACAATAAAAGCAAATATTTTTGTAATAAAATCATCCATATTTGTTAAAATTCTCTTTATGAGTTCTGTAATACAATAACCCTTGTGGAATGTGCGCGAAAGAAGCGAGTTCTTTTTGCGCATTCATGTACATAACCTTATCTTCTTCTGTGTATTTAGAATTTGGTTGAATCTTCTTAAATCCAAATTTTTTCCCCAACCAGGTTCTATAAACCATAGACCCATGATGACCGCTTCTACGATCCCAATAATAATCTGGATTTAGTGGTTCACCAATCGCAGTTCTTGCCAAAATATTCTTTTTATGATCTTGTTTTGGTACTCTAATGTTATAGAATGTTTTTAATTCCGTACCTGTAACGATAATATCGTAATTCACAACATCAGCGTCTTCATTCAAAAATCTCTCAACAGCATCACTGCGCAACCAATTATCTGCACCGATAAACATATAACGATCAGTTGTTACCCTCTGAAGCATATCATTAAAATTAGCAACAGTTCCAAGATTATCCTTTCTCAACACAAATTCAACTTCAGGATATATCTTTGGGAGATGTTCGCAATCACCTGCTGCATCATCCACAAATAAAATTTTATCAGGTTTTTTTGTCTGCGATAATAAAGTTTCAATGCAATGACCTGCAAGATGACCGTAATGATACGAGGCAACAATAATTGTTATCGATTCCATGATCAATCCTTATTGAAATTTTCTCGATGTTTACGATAATAAAGTAATCCCTGTGGAACATGCGAAACTGTCGCACCAGCATTTACCATACAGTCCCACAAACGCCAATCTTCTTCAGTATGGTCAGTAATTGCATCGCGTTTTTTATAACCAAATCTTTGTGCAAGTTTGGTATTGTACAACATTGAGCCGTGATGTTTCATTGCTCTAGACCAATAATAATCTCCTTGGTAACTAATAACTTCTGAACTGTGCCATCTTGCTGTATCGCTTTTCAGCGTCCCAGTTAACACTATGTCATAAGTTACAATATCGGCTTTTTGAGTCATTAAAATTTCTATGGCATCTGATCGAAGCCAATTGTCTGCACCAACAAACATACACCTGTCAGTTTGAACTCGTTGAAGCATATCATCAAAGTTATCGACAACTCCATAGTTCTTTTCGCGCAACACAAATTCCACTTCAGGATATAATTTTGGAAAGTGCGCACAGTCACCAGCGCCATCATCTACGAATAAAATTTTATCTGGCGTTTGTGATTGAGCAAGTATACTCTCAATACAATGTCCTGCTAAATGCCCATAACGATAAGAGGCAATAACAACAGTAACAGTCACGGAATCATCCTCGGATCGATATTCGGAACAACTTGACCGTTTATCATATAATGCGGATAAGTCCTTGCTGCCTTTGTTCTGCAAAAGCCATTCATATAAGTCATTCGATCTGCATTTGAATTATTCTTTTCACTTCCATGAACAATCATCACAGACCAAATCAACACACTACCTTGTGTAGCAGTATACTTTTTACCTTTCAATTCTCCACGTTCAAATTTACGCAAGTTTTGCGGTTTAGGTATTCTCATAGTTTTATGAGAACCCTCGATGAACTCAATAGCACCATTGTCTTCAGTTATATCGTCAACTGCTATGATTGTTTGGAAATAATCTTCTTCGACGTCGTCTGTGAATATACTGGGTTCTCTAAAGATAGTATCTTGATGCCAAGCAAATTCGTCCAAATCACCTTTTTCTCTAAAATAGATCTGATTGTTAATTTGACGAACATCATCACCAATAAACTCTCGCACAAGATCGCTCATAGAGTGACTTATTCTAATTTGATTTATCGTTTGATTTGCTAATGCTGGGAAAAAGATTAAGGACTTTTTATTATATGCTTGTTCGCTCGGAGAATGAGGATATCCCGCATCTTTAATTTGTTTATCAGTTACTGTATAAGCCGCTTCTTTTATAGATTTACATTCAGTGGGTGTGAAGACGTTTGGAATTACAATAATTCCTTTTTCTTGATATTCTTGTTTAAGAGAGGAAAGATTCATACTCGAAGCCAAACGCTACTGCCGCGAACTGCACCAAAATTTCTTTTTATGTCTTTCGGCACAAAGGGATATTTTTCAATAAGTTTATCATTTGCCATGATAGAAGTCAAATGATTGTTCACAATTAAATCATAACGAGACGATAACAACTCAACATAATAATGCTCATTCCATTTAGACATAATTGGATCAGTTTTCCAATCATCTGGATAATCGTCAGGTCTAAAGTAATCGTGGAACTGAAGTAAAACGCCTTTTTTAAGTTTTGGTAAAATTTTGAATAGAATATGTTCTACGTCTGAGCCTTGATAAACTTCATGACTAGAATCAACAAATAAGATGTCATCTTTTTCTAAAGATTTAAAAATTTCAATCGGCACTTCTTGAACTAGTTGTTCGTTATATGAAATTTCTGGGTATTTCGCGCGAGGCTTGGGGTCGATTGCAATAACGTCGACGCCTGAACGATACGCTAGGAAGGTGCTATAGCCACATCCAATTTCAATTGTTCGTTTTGCGCCCTTAAGAAAATGCCAATAAGTTAATGCGTCCAATGGAGGGAATTGATCATTATCCCATTCAAAATCTTTTGGGAAGTCTTGTACATTAAGTTCTAACATTAGATATAACTTCTAAAGATCTTATAGTTATAATTAGGATCAGTTAAATCTTTGGTTCCTTGATGAACGCTGTATGCCATTTTAAAACCCGCTTCTTTCACACACTCAATCACAAGATCATTGTATGTTCCATAAGGGTATGCAAAATATTTCATGGGAAACGGAGGTGTGACCTCTTTCATAATTTCATTACGATCAAGTTTAGTCAAATCGCGATGCGACCAAGTGTGCCAACCTAACTTAAAATCATACTTGGCGCATAGTTCATAAACTTCTTCCCAAGTACAATAATCTTCAAGAGCAGGAACATGAGCAAGATCAAAATGATTATTGCCGCCCATGAAGTCGCCCATAACAAACATAATTCCCGATTTGCCAACTAAAACGTCTTGATTGTCGTATACGTTTTTATAGATGCCATCGAATCCAATTGGTTCGTGACACGCAAGTATTTGTTCTCGCGTGTTATAGTTTGAATGCTTATAATTGCCAATGTTATGCGCTAACTTCATACAAGATCACCGATTGAACGTATTCTCGATATTTAAACTCTTGAACGGCAATTGGTGTGCCGAAATTATATGGAATTAGCCAATCTTTAATGCCAGCAATCAACACATGACGATAAGCACAATTATGAATCCAATTATAAATTTGTTCATGATTGTATTGTTTATACAATGTACCTGTAGTCATAACAAGATCATACATTCCATCTGGCTCATGCACTCTTTGTACATTTGCTGGAAATCTTGCTGCAGCAAGATCAGATATTTCTAATCCATGAATATTTGTTGCAGGTAAATCTGTAGTGACGAATCCTTCACCACACCCAATATCTAACGCTTTACGATAATGCGTTTTGAACATTGATAAGATTTTTTGTTTTCTTATTAAATCGTCTTCGGTAGTTCTATATGCCCAAGGATCTGGATTGATATACCAACTTTCTAGTTCTTCTTTAGTTTGCATTTTAATCCCAAAGGTTCTGATAATATTTTCCAAACAAACGAAAACCGTTCTTTTTACGATCCCAGTATGCTTTTGATTTTACATAATCAAACTCACCAGGAGAGACAAGAACTAACTCATCAAATTTATTACCTTCTTTCTTTACACGCTTGTACTTTGGCTTCTTGATGTAAAAGTTTGGATCGTGATCTTTTGCATGCTCGTTGAATGTCCAGATCATTTCTTTCATGATCCAATCCCAACGCTTAAAGTGATTGGAGTCAATATCCCATTCATCCTTTTTTGGTTTGGCAGCAGTCGAACGAAGATGCTCAGGAACATCTTCATCATCGGTGCACGGTGCGCCATGTTGAGTCTTGCGCAACTGTCGAAGCATCGGAAGAATGATGTCAGCAAGAGTATGATCCATGTTCCATGTGTCCCATGGATCAATGTGAATTGACTTCCTCTGCTTACCGTTTCGTGGATACTTGCCAATCTTAATCTTCATAATTACGACTTCTTACGTCTCGCCTTTCGTTTCTTCGAACCTAGTTTCGCGCGACCCTTTCCGAATCCTTTTGTACCTGTTTTTGCTGGCATGATATACTCCTCAACAATCTTCTGGACCAATAAATGATTTTTGCATATTTTTTATAGTATACGATTTATCATTGAATGTATATTGAGTTTCGTTAGTTGAAGGTTCTGGTACATTATATCCTAAAATAAGTTCCTGATTGTCTCCAATCGGATAACCGCTTGCCTTCAAAAATCCTGTGATCTCGTGTAAAATCGTACTCACACTTTTTGGATTTTCGAAAGAAACAGTTACAATTTTCGCGGCATCATCAGAATATGATACTGTTTCGCCTTCATAGGTTAAAGTAATTTTAGCCATAAAATGTTCCTACCATTATAAGAATACCAATAAGAATAACAACACCAAGTTTCACGATCAACGGCATTTCTGGTTTTATTTCATTTGGGCAACGCCCCTGATTCCAGTCACAACCAGGACCAATTCTTTTATTGCAATAAAAACAAACTTTACCTTCATCTCGGTACTTTTTCATCGTGCCCTCTGAAGACAATTTTCTATTGCTGTTGAACCGAAGTTTTAACGATAAAAGGTTTTTCTTTTTTAATCACAACAGACCTTTCGATTTAAAGTGTTCTTGAAGATTGTCAAAACCGCCAATATACTCGCCATCGAGAAAGATCTGAGGAACTGTGCGGGCAAGAGGAACAGATTCAAGTAACTGCTCTTTCGACCAGTCGACTCCAATCTTGCGCTCTTCGATTTCATATCCTTTACTCTTGAGTAGAGCGAGTGCTGAAACGCAATAAGGACAACTCACTTTAGACCAAACGATGGCTTTCATATATTATACCTTGTAATGTTTAACAAGTCAACGAAATGGTAGCGGGGGATGGAGTCGCACCACCGACCTGTGGATTATGAGTCCACCGTTCTGCTACTGAACTACCCCGCGAATTCTTATTTAGTTTGCTTTTTTGGTTCTTTCTTCTTTCCGAAGATTTTATCCCAATTATCGTCAAATTGTTTTCTTGGGACACTAAATGGGCGTGGCTTGCTTCCTTTCCCGCCAGTGCTCATGCTGCCAGCCTCCAAACACGACTGTTCTTCGGAATGCTTGCTTTCAGATATTCCATTTGATCAGCAAGCACCTTACGATTCTTTAATAGTATACGCTCATGCACAGTTGGTGCATAAGGAACATATAGAAGATGCATTCTTGCTTCTTCTGGTGTGCGATTACCTTTCTTGTGATTACATGAACGGCAGGCAGTTACACAGTTGTTCCAGTGATTACCACCACCACGAGACTTTGGATGAACGTGATCAATTGTTAATTGACTTGTACTAAACTCATCTCCACAATATGCGCAGATATGATGATCTCGAGCATAGAGTGTCATACGATCAGCAAACAAAGTTGATTGATTATAGAATTTGTCGCCTAACAAAGGACCACTTACGCCAATGATGCAAGAAATATCAATGCGCGATTGTTCGCCATGTTCATTATGACCGCCGAACATGGTTTTCATTTTTTCGCCCAATTCCCAGAGAACTTTCTTCTTGGCATAGTAACACGCAGCCATTTCAAAGTTCACCCAGTCTTTAGGCATCCCGCCTTTATCGACAACTAATACAAGAGACATTACATCCTCACTTTCACATTATTTAGTTTCAACTAGTTCAAGTTTACTGAATGCATTTCCTTCGCGAAGATCATCATTAATATACACTGCTTCAGTTAAAAGCCACAGTTGAGCGCCTTGCTCTTCGCAGAAGTTTAACAATGCAGCAGAATCTTTCGGAAAGCAAGAACCACCAAATCCCAATTTACCATCTGGTCCTGGTACTCGCCAGTGAGTTGGACCAAGTCGTTTATCCAATACGGCAATTTCTGAAATCTTATTATAATCAACATCAATCTTATCGCAAAGAGTTTTAAATTCATTCGCAAATGTGACTTTGGTCGCTAAGAAGCAATTTGCAAGATACTTAAAGAGTTCGGCTTCTTTCGTTGTACGCTCGATAATGTGAGCAACGTTATCGACCTTTGCATTAAACTCTTGATAAATGATTTTCATAACTGCTGAGATGCCTGCATCATCAGCACCGATAATGATTAGTGGTTGATGACGGAAATCGTTATATGCATTGGCTTCTGTTAAAAATTCTGGATTGAAGCCGATTGTCATATTGAAATCTGAGGCAAGACGTTGCGCAGTTCCTGGCACAACGGTCGATTTAATTACAACATATTTACGACGATCAACTTGAGCAATATCGTCAATTACACTAGCGACAATAGAAGTATCGCAAGCACCATCTTCTCTCATTGGAGTTGGAACGCAAACGAAAATGATATCAGATTGATCCACAAACTCTTCAAAAGTCGCGACAGTGCGCTTCGATTCTTCAACATCCCAAACAAGCGTATTGAAAACATCTTTAAAGTTTTCATACATTGCGCCACCAACAAAACCGCGACCAATGATTCCAATTGTATAACTCATATCAACTCCATTAATTGGTGCCTTCGGACAGATTCGAACTGTCACTGTTTAGTTCCTAAGACTAACGCCTCTACCAGTTGGGCTACGAAGGCAAATAATTTATTTCTCAAATGTTCTTCCCCTTATCCATCCAACTGGAATATCTTGCACGCTTTTTATTTTCATGTTAGACTTTCCATCAGTAATCCAAAAAGTTCCATATTGTGAGTTCTTATTCCCTTTTTGGTTTTCTGAATTCTTCATGGCTATGATCTTTTTTGTTTCGTCACTATGTCTTTTACCCAAAAATGATTGTTGACCTTTTTTGCGCTCAGAAATCTTTTCTTTAGTTTTGTTGTTATGATTTTTGCCAAAGAAAACGCCTTTTGGGTAGTATTGTTTTCTTTGTTTTTCCATCATTGACATATGTTGTTTATTGTGAGTTGGATTATTATACCCCTTTGAGTTTAGATAATCAAACCCACCGAATCCACCTTTCTTGAGATTGTATGTGTTGTTCTCTGACAAGAAATCTTCAGTCACAATCTCTGCTTCTTTGACGAACATATCCTCTGGATTATCAAAAACAAACAAAATTTCTTTCTTAAAATTTTTAACTCCATATTTTTGGATGGCGTGTTTGAGATATTTCCCAGAACCCAAATAGTCGTCATTCAGGTCAACGGTCTTATGAGTTCCAATATAGAACTTGCCGTTGACCTGATTTGTCGTTTTATAAACGATATAGAACATAGGAATTTCCTGCTACTATATCTATTTATAAAAGTTCGAGTCTTGACTGAGACTCAAGGGCGGAAGTGGTAGGATTCGAACCTACGAGACCCGTAAAGATCTGCTTGTTTTCAAGACAAGTCTATTTAACCGCTCTAGCACACTTCCAAATTTATTTTCTCAAACTGTGTCGAGTTGGTTTCCCATTTTCATCAACACATACAAAAACCATTTCATCAATATTAACTATAATCCTTTGAGAAGTCAAGTCGCGCACTTGCACTTCAAGAGTTATACTAGTGCTTCCGACTTTCTTCAACGCAACTCCAATTTCAACAACATCACCTTGGCGGGCAGGAGCAACAAAGTTGATCTCTGAAATGCTCTTAGTGACAACTCGTTTGTGGCGAGTTTCAATGGCTGCGTAAATTGCAGCCTCTTCGTCAATCCATTCCAAACACCGCCCACCGAACAGCGTATCATTCGCGTTCAGGTCTTCAGGCTTGACCAACTTCCTTGTTAGGAATCTCATTTGTCACCTTATTATACTCTTTTAATATGAAAATATCAAGTGCTTCGACAATCTTACCAACTCTGTAATATTGATTATTCTTGGCTGCGTCAAGTGTTTGAACTCGAAGCGCAGAAAGATCGCAAAGCAATCCATCAAATGTGTATTCTTTTGCGCGCACCTGAGCAAGTATATATCTATATTTTCCTGCGAATGTATATACATTTGGATTTGGGATTCCGCTTGATGATGCACCTTTATTTTCTAATGCATCACATAACATATCTACATGCGGCTGAAGATCTTCAAAACGAAATTGTTTTTGTGTCACAGTTTTCTCTTAATAACAAAATTCTGATCGTCATGTAAATGAATCCAACGTTCACCAAATTCAGAACCTTCTACTGGCTGAATTTTACCCCAAGGACCAGGGCGTTTGGATGAATAGTATGAGTCATATTTACGAATGAGTACCCATTCGATACCATGTTTTTTTAATATTTGTTGACCATATAAGGTCTTGGGTTCAAGAAACATTTTTATTCATATAAGTCTCGGTTCATCTACCGTGACGCACTGCGCAATACGTCCTAGATTCCTCTTTTACAAAAGCAGCCATCGCTGTGCGACAAACCTTACACCGAAAGGTAGGGCGGCTGGTGAGTTATTTAGTCTTTTCTAGATCTATAAAACGAAGTTCTTGGATTGATTTGATTTCTTTCGGCGTTCGAACTCGTTTTGGAGTATGAGCGCCATCACAAACTGGGCATCTAGGAACACCGCAGTCTAACGCATGATGTTTTGCATAACGATGCTCATCTTTAATGTCCACCCCAGCAAGTTTAGCAATTCGGACTTGCTTCTTAATTTTAGTGTGAGTGTTTGCTCTTCTTTGCGAGCGTTTCATCTTCTGTTCTTCGCTGGACACTTTACACCCCCTACAGCCAATGGTTCAAGAGTTTTTCTGGTAACACCATTACATTATTAAATCGTTGTCGCGCAAAATGAAAACTTATTTGACAAACAGCGCCAACTTTTTGAGTATGATTGTACCAGAGTTCATTTAATGCCTGAGTGTCTTTATGTTTCATATTTCGAAGAATCAATCCAGTTGCAAAGTATTCGTTTTGGGTTAAACTGTAACCAGAATTCACTTCTTCTGTTAAGTAGTTTACAATCAATTCCCAATCTGCTCTATATCGCCACTGATACATTGACTCAGCAAAATCAAACAATACGTTTGGAGATGGTGATGTTGGGTGTTTTCGTAAACCCATTGGAGAATCATTCTGATTCAAATCATTAATAACCGATTCAACCTCAAAGAGATTCGGAACGAGTTTATCGTCATAATATAAAAGATAATCGTAGCAAGTCAATTCTTTAAAAAGGTGTGGTAAGATCTTAGGAACCTTTGCCTGTTTTGCAGAAATATTTGAATCTGCTGTCGGTTCAACATTAAAGTAAATTGGTCGATAACCAAACGACTTAGAAATCGTATCTAAGAAATTTTCATTATTTGATACCAGATAATGCGGATATCGATTCTGAATCGGATATGGTTTGATCGTAGAATAATCGTTCAATCCACAATAAGTGGTATAAACCGCTAAACGCATATTAGCCAGCGGTAATAGTTTTTACACTACTCAAACGAAATGAACGCCACCCATTTACCTCAGTGTCCCAAACAGAAATGGTATCGCCACTATTCTCTTGAAGAAGTTGCGGAGCCGCAGTGCCACCAGGAAGATATTCTGTTAACAATGTACAACGCATAACTCTTTCTTCACCATTCAACTTGGTGAATGTCACAGTCAAAACGTCATTGTTTAACATGTTCATAACATCTTGTCGATTAAAGTTCATAACAATTCCCCTTTAAATTGGAGCGGGTAGCGAGAATCGAACTCGCACGATAACCTTGGCAAGGTCACAGGCAACCATTACATCATACCCGCTTTACAAGTATATATTATCACGCCATCAAAATACGATATAATCCTACTATATCCAACGTTGTAAGTAAAATATAATTCGCTAACATTCCAAAACTATTTCGCGTCCAAGCAGCCCACGAATACATAGCGCACCCTACAATCCAAAAAGGATAGATATATGCGAGCGGTGGATATGGAACGGTCAATGTCATTGCAAGAGTGCAACCAATACTGATCATCCATGCAACAACTTCTATACAAAAACGAAAAGGATAAGAATGATAATCGTCTTTTGCCCAGTTCCATGTGTCTAACGCTGCTTGTTTTATTCGCACAACCAATCATCCATGTAGTTATACTTTAGCCATTCTCTGCATATCTTCTTAATTTCTTCTGAAGAAAGATCGCTATTGGCTATGTAATTTAGCAATTCTTCAGCAGTTAAATTATTAAGATTCTTCATACTATTCTCAATTTGGAGCGGTGTGCGAGAATCGAACTCGCTTAACCAGCTTGGAAGGCTGGGACACAACCAATATGCCAACACCGCATTTCTGGTGCGACTGGTCGGACTCGAACCGACATTCCTAACGGAGGCAGATTTTAAGTCTGCTGCGGATACCGATTTCGCCACAGTCGCAAAAATTATTCTTTCAATGACTCCATAATGTCATTGTATACTTGATCCTGTTTGTCATGAACAAGATCCCAAATATGATCTGACCAAATATCAAAGTAAACATCGCTTTGTTCTTCTTGATCGAGTTCGCGGAGCGACGGAACCATCTCGTGCATCATCTCTTCAATCTCGCCTTCTTCGCCCCACTCACATCCATCAATGATACCATCTTTGTTGTAAACATAGACGCCAAAGAAGTTTGGCATTTCATCTTCATAAAAGACAGAGGCAATGAAGTCAGGATCAACAGAAGCAATCTGCTCAAAGAGCCACTCGATTCCTGCTTGTGGAAAACTCCAAGCAGAAACTGTATTGAAATAATCATCACCGCGATCTTCGAAGTGACACCACTTCGGACCAACGTTTTCTAGATTCCATTCATACAGATTAGTGACTTCTTTATCAAGACCGAAGATGTCGCTGAACCATTCATAACCTTTTTCTTCTGGTTGAATGCGCGAATAGAGTTCTTGTAACTTTGCTTTACCAGCATCGCTGAGTTTATCAAATCGAACCGAAGTATTTACATGATTAGCCATAACGATCTCCAGTTTTAAAAATTTCGGACAGAGAGGATTCGAACCTCCGACCCTCTGCTCCCAAAGCAGATGCACTACCAGGCTGTGCTACTGTCCGTATTCATATATTATACTCTATGTATGCTTACAAGTAAACTTAAATTTGGTGGGACCACTTGGATTCGAACCAAGACTCAACGAATTATGAGTTCGCTGCATTAACCGTTATGCTATAGTCCCGTCATTGATAGGTGTAAAGGAATTCAATTCGATCTAAAGATTGAATGTATCTTTTATCCAGTTGAGGATTATGTACGGGAGCCATGGGCAAATTACGAACAATGTTGCGTTTATAACGTTCATAAAAATCAAAATTCAAAAGAAACAACTTACTGTTCGTGTACTTATGAAACCAATATGTTGCTATGGTTCCAGTTGTTGGTCTTGGAATTTTAATTTCTTCGACCATGGCTTCCCACGCTTCAACCTCCCAGAAGTGAGTATGGTCATACCACTCTAAGGGAATCTTTTTCATGTTGAAACCTTTATTTGTTCCTGTGCCGCGAATAATATATTTTTCATTCATAGCATTTTTACTTTTATGAAATTCGCGATCATCGGTTCCAGTATTTAAAAACCATATGTCACATTCACCCCAACGACGACTTGTGTTAAGACGAACAACAACACCATCAAATTCAATTTTAGTGTTGCTTAAATCTACTGCCGAACCAACGATTAATATATCTCTATCGTTGATAAATTCAACTATTTCTTTTTTTGAAATCATCTGCAAACCAATTTTTTCTATCGTACACCCAAATCATAAACGTTGAATTTGTCATAAAAATTCTTTCAATATGATTGTTGTGAATTTCACATAATCGATCGAAACTTTGAATGATCTTATCAGGTTCTTTTATTTTATCCCAATGCTTTTCTCGATACATAATAAGACAATTCACTTTTTCCAGTTTCAGTTGCTTACAGGCTTCATACCTTTTCCCGCCATGCTCAACATGATAACTCCCATCTTCCATATACTTAACACAAATCGGATACTTGAGACCGATGTTTGGGTCTAGGATTTCTGCTTTCATTTTTTCGATGGCTATTTGATAGCCCTCATGCGCACAAGTGTCCCACCAAATCTGGTCGCGCTCGGGGAAATTCAACTCATCATATCTTAGATATGTATGAACGAGTTTAAAATTTTGTTTGTGTTCGTTTTGAAAAATCATTCAACGCTTCATTCCACAATTCATAATACTCGCACTTTTCATAGCCCTTAAACCAAGGACCACCTTCCGTGAAGTGTAATGCTTTTGGTGCACCATCTTTTGGTTCTTTATACCAACCGACTAACCAATTCCATTCGTGTGAAATTTCTCCAATCACATCATCAGTCAGCCAAGAAAACCTATGTAGGAATTGCGCACTGGAAGAATTGACTAAGTCAATTGTCAATTCTCTATTTAAAGGATGCGCACAATTCCAGAGAATCAACGACGACCAATTCTTTCTTGGGTATAGAAATTGTTTTTGGTTATCCATTTTATATGATGTGTTAGGTTGATAGTTGTGTTTTACTACCATTACCGCATACTTATCGTCTGTTTGTTTTAAGAGATTGGAAGCATCCTCAAGAAATAAAAAGTCGCAATCTATGTATAGAGCCCAACCTTTATATTCACACAAAGCAGGAACTAAAAATCTTGTAAACGCGAATTCGGTAGAACTCAAAGAATCGTTTTCGCGATAGTATACTCTCTGTTTTCTTAACTCTTCTTGTTTAAGGAAAACGATTTCTAAATTTGAATTAAACTGCTTCAGCCGATATTCGCACACTTCCGCTGCAATTTTTTCTTTTTCATCGTATCCGATAAAAACTTTCATTCTATAATTTCAATTTCGCTTTCTGTAACTACAGCAACTCTTGCGCCACAAGGAAGAAGTAATTTGTCATTTCCTGAATACACAACTTCACTTGGTCCATGTATCTTTACACGATGACAATAAGTATTCTTCCTGCCTTCCTTAATGGTAAGCACAGGATTATTCTCATTGTTCTTTTTATTTGCACGAATGACGTGCTGATTGACATGAATATACTTTTTCATATGATACTCCAAACTGGCGCGATCGGAGGGACTCGAACCCCCAACCTAGAGATTAGAAATCTCTTGCACTATCCGATTGTGCTACGACCGCAAAAAAAGAGGGAGCACTTGGCTCCCTCTCTATCATATATTAAAACAGGCGTCGAATCAAACTTCGAACACCTGATATTATTTTCCCAATAGACTATCGACCTTTGCTTCCGCAACTGCCAAACGTGCTTCAAGACCATCAAGAACTGGATCAGCAGGAGCAGCAACTGCAACTGCAAGTTCTTCCTTAACTTCTGGAGCAACTTCGGCACCTGTAGCAGCAGCAACAACTGCAGCGACAGCCTCTGCTGTGGCAACAACTGCTTCAGCAGATGGAACTGGTGCTTCGGCAACTGCTTCCTTGATGAGCACAGCAACTGCTTCTGGATCCTTCACAACTTCTGGATCAGCAGCAACAACTGCAGCAACGGCAGCAGCGACAACAACTGCAACTTCTGGATTGTCAATTGCCTCGGCTTCATGTTGAGCATGAAGAACATCTTCAACAACAAGAACTGCTTCTGAATCTTCAGCACTTGGTGAGAGAAGAACAACTTCTTCAACAGCGATGGTTGCGGCGGCTGCTGGGGCAGCAACAAGCACAGCAACTTGTTCTTGTGTCTTAAGAGCAATCAATTGGTCAACTTGAACTTCAACTACTGAAAGTCTTTGATCGAATTCAGCAACATCATCGATAATATCTGTATTTGCAACTGTGCCAGTTAGTGTGGCTAACTTGGATTCAACAGCAGCGAGTCTTACGGCAAGATCGTGTAGTCTCATTTGTCGGTCTCCTGGAGGATTTAATTGTTCGAACACAAACCTATTTATCCCCAAGAAGATTAATCTCCGTTAAGATTATATTAAATGTTGGTGCACGGTGTAGGACTCGAACCTACATGATACACCGTGTAAAGGTGTCGCTTAACCTCTCAGACCAACCGTGCATAAACTGGTGGGACAAGATGGATTCGAACCATCGACCTCAGTCTTATCAGGACTGTGCGCTAACCAACTGTGCCATTGTCCCGAAATGGAGTGACGGACTGGATTCGCACCAGCATAGAAGAGTTTTGCAGACTCTCGCCTCACTTTTCAGCCACCGTCACAAAATGGTGGACAGGGCTAGATTCGAACTAGCGTAACCCGTTGGGTGATTGATTTACAGTCAATTGGATTTAACCGCTCTCCCACCTGTCCATAATTTTGGCTGAGGAGCATGGATTCGAACCACGATAAGCAGGATCAAAACCTGCTGTCCTGCCGTTAGACGACTCCTCAATAATAAGTGCTGGATGAGACAACTGGGTTTGCTCGTTCTGGGCATCCGATGAAGGCGACACATTACTGCTCGCCACATCCAGCGTTAATTAGTTGCTTCCTCTTTGCGGTGGTAACTTAGACCATCAAGCACTAGTCTCTACCTTACGGGTACTAATGCCATCACGCAGTCCTTCCATCCACTTCACGACCAAAGAGGATTGTCGCATTGCCAGCGCCCTTTTCAACCCAAGGGTAAGGTCCTGCGAGTCATGATCTCGCTTCTCATCGTGCGGACGCACACTATCCGATTATGAGTCGGAACGTTTTGGTGGAGAACTGGGGAATCGAACCCCAAACTCTGCGATGCAAACGCAGCGTGTTCCCGTTAGCACTAGTTCCCCAAAAATGGCGTGGGCTATCGTTCGCGAATTCTCACGCTACTGGATTATTCTTATCTATGCCCCCACGCAACATAGAATGCATTCCGTTCAACCTCATATATCGTTGGTGCTATTCAAACGGAAAAGTCTTTGCACCAACGGATGACTCACAGTGAATTCCCTGCAAGCACCAAGATGGCTGGCGAGGCAGGGATCGAACCTGCGACAGGCTGATTAACAGTCAGCTGATCTACCTCTGATCTACTCGCCAAAAACTGGGTCCGCAGGACGGACTCGAACCGCCAACAACTGGTTTTGGAGACCAGGATTCTACCAATTGAACTACTGCGGAACAATCACAAAATGGTAGGACCAGAGGGAATCGAACCCTCGTCGAAGGATTAAAAGTCCTATGCTAGACCTTCCAGCTATGGTCCCAAAATCTCATAACAAAAATATGGCGTTCCCTACGAGATTCGAACTCGTGTACCCGCCGTGAAAGGGCGATATCCTTACCGCTAGATGAAGGGAACATAAATTGGTGCCGCCGATAGGACTTGAACCTACAACCCCCTGATTACAAATCAGGTGCACTACCAGTTGTGCTACAGCGGCAATCATAAAATTCATCTTTTAAAGAACAGGAGAGTCGCAGGGACTTCCTTCATCAACCTTATAAGACTATTATAGCAGAATAAGGCTGTTTCGTAAACGTTAAAAATACTAATAAAATCAATGACTTAAAAGGTTCGCGTTTTTCGGTGCGGGAGGGGAATTCAAGGGCACCTTGGGACTTTGTCCTACCTCATCATTGCGAGGGAGTAGCGAAACACTCCAGGAATTCATACTTAACACCATAAGCAAATTATATAGTAAGCATGTCCTGAAAATCAATCACTTTTATGAATTATTTTGCTGTAACTTTTCAGCCTCAATAACAACACAATCAATAACGTCTTTCTTTTTAATTTCACTTCTTGCTAACTTCTTGGCTTCCTCTTCCGAATCAGCCTCAACAACAGTGTAACGAAATCCGTTAGTGTATTGCATTTGTATGAAATATTTCATTTTCATTTAGTGATCTTCCTCAAGTCGATCTCTTTGTTGAAACATCGACCTTGCTTTATCATCTTTCGTTGATAAGAAACATCACAATCACGACAGATGAATCTTGGTGGTTGTGTTGGTGCTTCTTTCTCACCTTCAAGCCAGAACAAATATTCGAGTTTAGAATCGAAGCACGGTGGTACTTCTACATTCTTCATCGACTCTTCAAAGTTCTTAATCGCAACTTTCAACTGTTTCATTACTTGGTCTCCTCACCAGCAGGAGGAACGTTCACATCTAAACCATTGGCTTGACGCCACATACGACGCCATTCACGTGCGTTTGTAGAGCCCATTGCCTTATTCAGATCCTTGCGAATCATGGCACAGTTTTCCAGTTTAGTTGGACCACCTTCAGCATGCGCAACGATGTGACCCGCATCAGCGTTATCCATTGACAGCGGTTCACCAGTAACCCAGCAACGGAATCCTTGACGCGCCAGAGCAGCCTCGCGAACTGCGAAAGAGAATCCACGAACGGTGTCCTTGAACGTAAGACCAACGTTATCCAAATTATGCTCTGCACAATAGTCCTGCATTGCTTCTTCAAGCCACAAGACCGTTTGTCGAACACGTTCACCATCAGCATTGTAACCGCTCATCCATTCGCGCATCTTAGATGAAACAGGAATCGGTTCACCTTCAGGAAGCGAGAACTTCTTTGCATCAACCAGAGTGTTAACCCACTTGTCAGCAGCAGGTACAGAATTGCTACCAGGTTTACCAACAAGAGCAGTCAGTGCTCCAGTCAAAACTTGAACAAAGACAGATGGATTGGACAATTTAAAATCCTTTCCTTGCGACTTCAACCACCAGTAATATCGAGCAGCCATTACAACGCGATCCAGAGTCATACCCTTTGTTGATATATCGCAAATGTATGCCTCACCGAGTTTGACCAAGAAGTCCAAACAACCATTAACTCGATCAACAGTGCTTGACAAGAATTTCTTATCGTCTAAGAACTTACCATTATCCTCATCACCATATACGGTGTAAAGATTTTCAAGATCTTCGTATGATGCTTTCGTCAATCCGTTCTCAATAGCATAGATGAACAAAATTGCAACAAACTCATCATAGCAAAGACGCTTGTTTGGATAAGCAAGATACTTCGGTTTCTTCTCACCAGCAGAGACACCCTTCGTGATGATTCGCTCTTGAAAGAGTTCGTGCATATTGTACTGCGGCGTATGATTGTACAATTTGCGCGCAATTTCACGAACAGCGATAGCAACAAGATTCTCAGAGTTAGAATTCAACATCTCTTGGTGATTGACCGAAGTCGTGTTGTTCTTATTCTGAAAGAGTTTTGCTGCTTGCTTTGCCGTTGCGTTTGGATAAATGCAAAGACGCACCACATAGAAGTTGAAGAAGTCTTTTAACTCTTGCGGAAGATCTCTATATCGCAAACCAGCGATTGAAACCTTCTCACCAGAAGCCAATTTGACAACAACTTTACAGTCGGAAGGAATACGAATCTTACCCGAGATGAATTTGTTGATTGCTCGAGAACGGTGACTACCGTCGATGATTTCGTAAACTTCTTCTTCGCGACCAGTTTCTTTATTTGTACACTTGTAACAACGGAAAGAAATTTCACCAACGTCTGAACCATCTATGATGGATACGACAATTGCTTGGGATTTTGTTTCCTGAGAATTGTCTGTACTGAGACGTTGACCGACAGGGTCGATGTTGTATGTGCCGTCATTGATCCCGTTATTATATTCAAAGATCGTCAGCGTCTTTGTTACGGGAAGAGGGATATTGGGGATGACCCCATGAACTACATTTGACATAATTACCACCTTTAACATTAGATTAAATTAACCAAAATCCTTCGGGATACGAAGGAGTACCATTACAAGGTTTTCATACCTTGTACATCCATTATAACATAGTTACACTTACAGGTCAACTAAATTATAATAAATTTTTATCGTCTATCATAAGAATCTAGATCATAGTCATCTAGTTCTTCGTCGTTCAAGTCATCGGCTTCATCTTCGTACTCTGCATTCGGATTGAACTTCCACCGAGACTCATTCTTCAAACGACGCTGTTTCAATCCTTCACTGTTTCGACTGTATTGCTTTTCGCGAAACTCATTCTGTTTCTTCTTATTCATGATTACTTACTCAAACGCTCCTCTTTTAATTTATTGCAAAAGATTCTATAAAGACCCAACTCACGACCATACGCTTCAACTTCCCATGGACTTTCGAAATACTTTTCTTCTTCCATGTAATGCGAGGCATCAAAGAACAATCCCTTATATCGAACATCGCCGCTCTTGTAATCAAACAACTCATTGTTGAGATATTGTTTTACATGAGTCAATTCATGCCCAAGATCAATGAGAACATTCTTCAATCTTGTGATTGGCTTCTTGCCCAATTTATTAATGCGTTTGTAATTAAGAACAACAGTGAACTTCTTGTTGCCCTCGTCGTCAAGACCATCATAGGTGCACCATGCTTTATACTTTTTCAGTTCGAGAATTTCAGCAGCATCTTTAATTTCTTGTTCGCCAAGAACTTTTACATTGATCTTCGCTTTCTTCTGAACGCACGGACGCACCAGACGATTGAGGACAAATTTAGAATATTTCCGAATCATCGCTGAGTCGGATCTGTTTAAAAAATTGCTGGTAATTGCAATCATGTTACTCCACTCGCAGTAGAATTGTATCCTTATTGATTCGACCGTTCAGTTCTTGGGGTTTCGAATTAATCTCGCCCATCACTTTACGCAACACAACTTTACCACCTTCGAGAACCCGCGAGAGAACATCTTTCGGCTTTCGGAGAGTCTTACAGATAGACTCACTATATTTATAATTTTGAATCGCGGATCCTTTCACCTCAAGCCCAGCGGCATCAGAGGCGACGTAGACGCCCAGTTTGCGCGTCTTAACGTTATAGACCCATAACTTTTCAGCCCCAACGATCTTGACAGGATCGATGGACACCAACTTGTTATCAATGTCTTCCTTCTTGTACTTGAGATTCTTAACCTTCTTGTCGAAGGAGACTGGCTTCTTCTTGCGTGGCTTACGAGCCGCACTCTTGTTCGAAGAGAGTTTCTCAGCGTCGGTCGCAACAAGACCGAAGAATTTCGCAGCCTCGATCATTTCTTTACGAGGGCGTGGATATGATTCTTTCACATACTCATCTTTCGACTCGATGATCGCGATCCAGTCAGCGGCACGCTGCTTGAAATATTCCGCGATCTTAGAAGCATGCATCGGCTTCACTTCATTCTCGACCATCCAGGTGTATGGTACGAATTCTTCTCCGCTTTGTTCATGCCAAACGTTATCGAACTTGGCTTCAAGTTCCATGATGAAGAAGTCGACCTTACCTTGAACTCGCTCTTGAATTGAGACGACGTTGCTGTTGTCGGGGACGACTGTTCCAAGATTCTTTTCTGTGACGATTTCGTCCAGGCGACTTCTGAAAACACGCATGCGCTCCTTAAAGTTTGCAAATACAGTATCGGGCACCAATGCACCACGACTCAAGCAACGCGCCAACCAACCGTCCACGATATTCCAGGACAGGTTTAGATAATCCGCTGCTTGCTTCTGTAATGGACTGATCTCGTTGTTCTTTACAAGATACTCAATCAGATACTTGCGCGCATCACGCGACTCTTTATTGTGATTGTACCACTGAAACGCAAAGACGAGATCGAATTGCGTACAGGGTCCTTCCTGTTTTTCCCACGAGGGTTCAGGAACAACTTTCGGAATAAATTTAGCCATAGGAATACTCTACCTGTTTTAGATTGTAAAATCAAACTTCTATGATTGTGACTTTTACAGCCTTATAACCATTTTTTTCTAGATATTTCCATGCCTTTTTATAACCACCCACACCACGAACCCACAATTCACCCCAACAACCATACATCTCTGCAACAGCAGCAACGTTCCATTGAATCAAACAATCTTTAGTGGTTTCTGGTTTTATACTCTTGATCAAACCTTTGGGACCACGAACAGCCCATAATGTAACTTTCTTAGCCATACAATTATACTCCACGGAAGCAGGTCTGCTTCGCAAGTTTCTGCCAGTTGACGCGATCCATCTTATACAAGCCTGCAAGTTTCACTACCATACGCAGTGACAACTCGCGCAGACGGTCAACGTTGTTTTCGATAAATTGCATGATCTGAATAGTATCTATGTCAGCCATGCCACGATCTCGCAACATCCCGCCACGAACAACTTGCTTGATGCGAACAAGATAATCCATCTTGGTCTTCATCGCAAGATCGAGATAATGCGAACGAGAAACGAGAGCCTCGAAGTGCGGAGCCAACTTGTTGCCTGACCGAATCAGAGCATCAAAGTCATAGTTCGTGATGAAAATGACCGAACCTTCAAACTCGAACTTCTCAGGAATGCTCTCGCCGTCCTCATCTTCTTCACGTTCGAGCGAACGTGACAACCAGTGAAGAACACGACGCTCCGTAGAATCGCACGCAGTCTTCAACAAGTTCATGCTGACGTCGTCGTGGAAAATAGAATCAGAGTCGTCGAACACGAGCACGCTGTTCGTGAATCGTGCTTCGTACAGCAACTTGTAAAGCGACAACGGACGCACGTATCCTTTAATGTATACGACGTGATGACCCTTACGCTCGAGCGCCGCCAGTTTGGATTCGACGGTGTACGACTTACCCAGCCCTGCGGGACCAGAGACGATGAGCGACCGATTAATGCCGCGACCTGTAGCCTCGGACATGACCTCGAGCGCCTCGAAGCGATCTTTCAGTTTCGCTTCGATCTGCGGGATCGTTTCAGTTGAAATTGGGAGTACAAACTGCGGCGCGTGATTGATACCAGCACGCTGCTTTTTAGTACGACGAAAACCTGCTTTTGGTACGCCACGTGGCATTAGAATTTCACCTTATCTACTAACATAATACAATTATACAGTAAAACGTAAGAAAGGACAAGGGGAAAATCCCCTTGCCTTTCAATAACTTACGTCAACCTCAACTAGTGATAATATCCACGCTTTCACCGCTACCGTAGTCGGTGATTTCCTCCACCCAGCGCGTTTTCGTACTCGCGCTGTATAATTTTAGCGCCTCGCGTCGGCTCTTGGTCTTAAGTATACGCTTGTTTCCTCGCGTTTTCTTACCGTTAAAAGTGATGATCGCGTTTTCGTAAACTTCGTAATATTGCTTCATCTTTCCTTCTGGTTTTAGCCTATCACATCATCTATAATACACTATTTCGCGTCAGATGTAAATAGAAAAAAACCCTGTAAAATCAATAACTTACGAAACTGTTGTAAAATCAACAACTTACGTCAACTTTCGAAAATTTCCCTAAACTTACGAAAACCCTCCTTTCCGAGGATCTGAGAAATGATCTTTTTCGATCGCTTACACTTCTTGATAATGAGACCCTCTTGATTCGAGTCTATAAGATTTTTCAGATAGGTATTTGGGTCGCCCAGAATGGCTTCGAACAATTCAACTTTATTATTTTCATAAAACATGACTTGATACTTGATACCCGCTTCATGTTCTTCAAACTTACGATCTTTCTTTTCATTTAAACTTAGAAACGTCAGCGACCATCCATCATTGTCGCCTTCTTTCGTCTTACAGAAATAAACACCATCAAAGTCCTTCTTCTCGTCTACTAAATCGTTAACTGTCATTTTGACTCCCCTCTTTACGATTGCGGTAGAAATAGCGATTGGCTATATTTTCATTGTAGTATGCACGCTCGTTGTTTTCATTCACAGCCTCGAGGACTTCTTTTATGAACTGCGTTTTTACTTCTTGATAGTTTACCTCACCTTTGGTTTTATGCAAAGAAATAATCTCTCTTTTAAATCTTTCTTTGCCGTGTTGTTCTATAATCTCAAGAATTGTCTTGGAAGAACCATAGTAATCCTTCCAATCACTTTCGCTTTTGTTTTTCTTACGTCGTCCCTTGACTTTCTTTACTGTTCGTACAGACCAGAAATATTTGCGACCAATGTACTTACGATTGTTGACGGAGTCTGTCAAGCAATACACAAAGCCATAGTTATCTTGAATATCTTCGGAAGTAAAAGGTTTGCCTTGATAGAGCCAAGGGTTTTCATAGTCAAGCATAAAAAAATACTCATTAGCACAACACTAATGAGTATTTATCTTTTAATTATATCGATCGTCGTCTTCGAAATTATCTTCTTCTTCGTCTTCTTCGTCGTCCTCATAATCTTCTTCTATTTCTTCGCCGCAGAAAGGGCAGTATTGAGGCTCGTTTGTAACTTTCTCGAAAAAGTATTTTAAGAAATACTCTGACTCGCAATTGTTACAATTTACTTTTTTATATTCTTCCGAAATCATTTTTTCTCCGTTACCAAGTCCAAGAAACAAAACTATATCTAGTTCCTTTCGTAACTTCATCTACACGATGTGGGTACATAAAGTTGCTAGGGAAGATCATAAGTTGACCAGCTTTAAGTTCAATTCGTTCAGATTCCCAAAATACCAATTCACCGCCTTCATAGTCGTCATTAAGTGCACCTAAGATTGACAAGACAGGAACACCTTTTCTATTTCCATCAAACATGCTGTGAATATGATCGCAATGCAACTTCATTTGTGTATTCTTTTTGTATCGATTAAAACGAATTTGACTGTATCCATTCCAACCACCAAACCACTCAGCCATGTATGAGTGATCTTTTAAGACATATTGTTCAATTGCAAACCAAACTTTCTTATTAATTTCGGCAGCTTCTGGTATTGAAGAATATGCAATAGAAAGTTCTTTATCATAACTCACATACGCATCATCTTTTGCTGTGTAAAATGAATGCATATGCCAATCGATGTTCTTTATTTTCTTTACAACATTTTTACAAGTCTTTGCATCTAAAAAATTGTCATAAACTTTCAAGTAATCTTTCACGTTCATTGACATCATTTTTGCGTTACCTCATAATCATAACGATCGTCGTCAGAAAGAACCCACTTACTGGTGTTCTCAACAGACCACATATTTGTGCCTAGTTTACGCTCAATAACGTTTTGACCAGGTTTAGTGACAAATGAGGGTTCAAAAGCACGCACACGATTGTTAGGCTGTATTGCGAAATTTCCGTTGTCCAATTTAATAAGATGACCGCACTTATGCTGTCCAGGTACTTCACTAAACCCTGTGTCAAGAACATTTTTATCCTCCTGAGACCAATCAAGTGTGAACATATATGTGCCTTCGTTCCACTTCTTATTGCGATCAATATACTTGATTCGTTTGTTAATCAAAAAGTCAAACTGTGTGACGCCAATATATGAACTGAAAGAATCCCACAGAACTAGATTGTATAGTTCCTCTTGCGGCGCAGGAGTTTTATGACAGAAGGCGTGGATCGGCATGCGGAACCAAAGCCCCTCATCTTCCATGATAAAATGAAATAACGGAACACGGTGCGGAACAGACGCAACTCCGAATATAAGAACTGGAAGATATGTGTCTTTTGCTTCATCGAACTCTGTTCTGTTCTGAAGAAAATTGGTCCGCACATAGCATTCTATGGGCGGGATGTTAGCGTTTAAGTATGCCATGGCAGTATATATCTTTAATCAAAGAAGAATAAATGGAACAAACGAGAATCGTTAACTGTTTGCCCAAAATATTTGTTGGCTGCATGGAAACAACGAGCATCCCAAATTGCTAGTCGATTGAAAACATTTCCGATATTGTCAACTAAATCAAACTTCGTAGAATCATAAAAACCACCACTGAAGCAAGCATCAGCGCCTGGTTCATCCGCAGATCTGATTCCTGTGCCTTTATGCGCATACAAACACGTTCCAGTGTCATATGGAGCATTAGGTGTTAGATATACAGCACCTGCCCAAGTTTGAGAATCATAATGATATACCAAAGCATCTTCAGGTGTGCAATATTGCAAACTACCATTCATGCCATGGTCCCACTTTTTGATCTTAATTCCCATAATATCTTCAATTGCTTTTTTCATTTCTTCCGTTAAATACTTTTCCTTTGTACGCTTACCCTTGTACCAATTAATATCGCCTTCAAAATTCGCTTTTAATGCAAAGTCGCGAACAGCGTATGGATCAGCATAGAAATCATCAACGACGAAAATTCTTTTCTTTTGCGACGCTTTTGAGTTTATTTTAAACACTGGCTTTTCTCTATTTTGATTCTCCATTGCAATCTTATGCAAATGCTTTGGATAACCGCCAGTATCATTGTACATGTTGGTATTGATTAGGAAATGATACGTTGGAAAGGGATTCGTTCTTTCTGGGCGCATTATGAATGATGTATGATTGTACATCTTTTCCCATTCACCGAGTTCTGCGTATACTTCCGCAAGATAAATGTGATGGTCATTGCGAATTTCTGCGAATGATTCTGCTTTCTGATAATGCCAAATCGCTTTCTCGTAATCCTTCAAGAAACGATATGCGTTACCGATAGCGCACACTGCATAATAAGCCATTTCATCAACATGACTTGCCGTTTGTGTTTCATTAAATTTATGAGTGTGATTCACAACACTGTTAAAATAGAATATGCAGCGACGAGCATATTCTTCCTGATGCACTTCCTTGAGTGGGAAAAAATTACCACGATAGCAATCTTCGTATGACTTACCGATATACCAGAAATGATACAAATCGGTCAACATCGTACCTTCGCGAATTAACTTCTCTTCAAGTTTGAGTGCGTCAGTTACATATTTGGTAGGGACTGAATAACTTTCGCCATGTGAAACTCCACCAATCATCTTAAATGTTTTTGGCAGACTTGTTCTTACGAAATTTTCTCCAATCCCATCCATTTCGAGAGAGATGGTTTCGTGCGCTGGGTCGTGATTGAACTTCCAAGGAAGTTTAGCGTTCCAAATCCATGCTCTGTAATAGATTAATCCTGGGGCAATAGATGTAACATGAAAACTTTGTGGGCTGGTATCTTCAAATATCGACCAATCAAAATCTTCTGCAACTTCTAAAGTTTCATCGCAATCCATTTTCATGATCCAATCACAACCGTGATCGGACTTCAAGGCAGTCTGTAGTAGATGATCGCGATTCCAACCAAAATTTACCCAACCTTCTTCTACTTTATAGAGATGACCAGGAATATTCGTTTCAGCAGCCCATTGCTTCACAATATCAACAGTACCATCAGTTGAGCCGTTATCTTGCAGAACCCAATACTTGATATAAGGTGCGACTGAATCTAACATTTTACGAATATTCGATGCTTCATTCTTGAACATCGAAATCATACAAATTTTAGCACCTTTTGGTTTTTCTGACTGTATATTGCCCATGAATATTTCTCTGATAATGTTTATGGTCTTTTCGTTTTTACTAATCACACCCAATCCATACCCATCAATTAGATTTAATTTTGGTAATTCTATCTCACTGAATAGTTTTTTGACTCCGAAGTCTGATTGCGTAACTTTAGTGTTATGTAGTAGTATGATGCCATCATCAGACAAAAATTTAGACCAAACCTCATAATTTTCTTTTACGGATTCATAAGTATGATAGCCGTCAATATGAAGGATATCGATCTTCTTATTCCAAGTTTTTGCAACTTCAGAGAAGTCGCCCTCTATAATCTCAACATTATTCAACTCAAGTTGCTTTAGTGTTGAAAAAGTTTTTTCTTTCTGATCAGGATGATTACCAGTTAATGGGTCAGATTTGAAATTATCGATACCATATACCGTTCCAATTTCTGGCATTGCGAAAGTAAACGTTGAATAGCCATAATCAACACCAAGATCAACAATTGTTGACGGTTTAATTTCATGAACTAACCATTGTGCAAATGCATTATGTGGTTTCCATGCGCTTAATATGGAATCAATAACTTTTTCTCTGTTTGATTTGTTCATGATGACGTTTGTTTTTATTATGGGAGTATCTTGGTAACTTTCTGGCTGCAACGGTTCGAGGTATAAATTATTACCGCTATAATAATAGTTATAGAAATTAGGATCTTTCGTACCAATCCAAAACTCTGGCTGATGGCGTTTCCATTCAGTATTCTCATATAAAAAACCTGGATCTAATTGCGCAATGTAACTCGCATTAGCCCACCAAAAGTTTCCAGAATAATGCGGATGGCTAATTTTATGATTTAAAATGCTTGCTTCTTTTGTCCATTCAGTACCAACGCAATCATACTCATTCAAAAGTTTTACAGAATCTCTCCAACGAGTGATGTTGAAGTATCCCATATATGACCACCAAAGGTCAAGGTTTTTATACAAAACATTTTTTAAAACTTCGTAATGCTTATCATTTTTAATCTTTTCATTACCCCAACCAGTTCCCTTTGTATGAAGATACAGAATTTTATAGTCGGGATTTTTTACAGCAAATTTATAAAGATCGAAAAGAGTATCTGCTTCTGAATCTGTTTTATTATTTCTTTTTACAGAGTTCACTTTGATCAAATCATAAGGTAGAGGTTCGTTACCATTTACACCGAAATGTATATGGCTTGCAGAATCATACACACCTGACTGCTGTAGTGCGATAATCTGTTTCTCGAACATCTCTACCCAATGATTTGCTTGGTAGATATGATAAAATATTGCGATTTTATCGCTCATAATTTTTCTCTATCAAATCTTAACTGGATGTGGTCTTCGCTTGTTATCCTTAACCGCAACAAGCCATGCGTTAGTGACAGCGATCTTATCGTCCCACCAAATTGTATCCAAACGGAAATCTTGGAAACGAATCGTATCATTACGAATAAAGCGAGCCTTATCCTTGCGCGTGTAATACCAGAAAGAATTCTCATTCCAATAACTGACGTGCGTTGGATCTTGGAATGCACCGCGTCCGTCTGTGCTTGGCACTTCAATGAATGCCCAACCACCATCAGCAAGAACGCGATAAATTTCAGACATAATCTTATGCTTATCGTGTAAATGTTCAATCAAGTGTGACGCATTCAATACACCAACGCTATTATCTGGAAGTGGGATTCCATCATTTAAATCGCAAGTAATATCACCACCCTCAAGATCTAGAGTAGTACAACCTGCCTTTCCGTTAATGCCACCGCCAAGATCAATAATCATCAAATTGCGATCTTTAGCGTCTTTAACTGCCAAGTCCCATGCATGTTTATGAAACAATTCAACAGTACGTTCTTGAATTGCTTTATTGCGTTCGAGCCAAGTATTATTACCAGTGATGCGATAAACATAAAGCGGCTTGCTGATGTGATGCATCTTTGTTGCAAGATAAGTACGAATCATCAATTCGTGATCGTCGCAAATATCCAACTTTGGATCATGACCACCAATCTGAACATAAAGATCTTTACGCCATGCACGAACGTGATCTGGTGCGTACCAAATGAATGCAACACTATGACTTGACGGTGGAAAGGAAATCATTGAAATATATTCCTTTCCGCGCCATTCATGCTTTTCATGAACCCAACCATAGTATGGACTGTATGGCGTGAATTCATCTTTCATATGCCAGTTAATGTCGTTGCTGTAAACGAAACCGACATCGGAATTATTTTCAAATGCTTGCTTCAATTCTTCTAAGCAAGTTGGTAGGAGAAGGTCGTCGTGATCGACTTCGACAAGAATATCCCCTTCACCTTTCATAAAGGCGTTATGTTTATTGAATCCCACGCAAGTATTGTTTTCGTGACATTCATAAATCTTAACGCGAGGATCTGATACGATAGCAGAATCAACGAGGGAGCGTGTTGCTCCCCCGTTGAGCCACAGTACCCATTCCCAATCTGTATAGGTTTGTTCTGTTAAACTCTGATACAGTTCAAAAAGAAACGCATTTTTTAAGTGTGTCGCGGTGATAATACTAAATTTCACAAGTCACCTCATAGTTTTTTCAAAACAAAACCTAACAGATTAAAGAATTAATTACTCAGCAGCTGGAGTGTCAACAACAGCAACATCAGCTGCTGCTTCTTCTTGACCAACAACGCCTGCATCAGCAGCAGGTGCTTCAGCAGCAGCAGCTTCTGGTTCAGAAACTTCAGCAGCAGGCGCTTCAGCAGTTACTGCATCGGTTGGCTGATCTTCAACAGCGCCACCACAAGCAGTAAGACCAAGAGCAACAAGACCAACAATAATAGACTTATTCATATATATTCTCCTTTTTATTTACTAACAACAAAATTACGGACGTGATGGATAATAACCCTGTGATGAGATCAAACACTTTGGCTCATCAACTCTCCACTCACGCTTACCTTTAACAACAGCAACGACCTTCTCATTACCATCCTTATCCTTTGTGATTTGATAATCGATTACGTCAGGACGAAGATCTGGCAACTTGAAATTCGTGCGACCGTCACCACCATAATAAGTTCCAAGCAAACTAAACAATGCTTCATTGCGTTGAATTGGAAGTGTATCACCATTGCAATACAAGTAACCAACTGGCGCAAAATTACCACCAAACCAAACAATAGTTGCTAAAATTGGATCCATTTTATTCTCCTAATATTAAATTTCACATCCACCCGCAGCAGTGCAAGCGAGTTCCTTTGCTGAAGTTGTTGTATCTGTTTCTTCCATAAACTCCACCCAGTTGATGTCAACGTTTTGGAGAGCAAGAAGTTCAGTGTACTTGGCTTCATCAATTTCTTCGTAAGGCGCTTGACGATATGAACCGTTGTCGCGTGGGAGGAAAGAAACACCTGAAAGAATCGAGATGTTCTTATAAACCCATGCACCAACTTCCATCCACTCATCATCACCAACATATACAGTGATCGAAGGCTTATGTTCACACCAGTGATCCTGATACATCTTCCAAAGTTCCAACTGCTCAATTGCAGTCATGTCATTGCGAGTGACGGAGTTCTTTGGTGCCTTCATTGGGAAACTGAATACCCAGTTTGACTTGCTGTAGAAATCTTCTTCAGCCTTGTATCCCTTACCAATCATAAACTGAGCAAGTGGATCCTTCATATCTGCTCTCACGCGACGGATATAAAACTGAGCGTAACGTGGGTGAATGCCTGATGCGGAATCAACCAATTGTGAAACAGTGCCAGAAGGTTTAACGCAAGTGATTGAAGCTGACTGTGGAATACCAAGAGCTTCGGCGAGTTCTTTATTTGTTTCAACACAGTGTAAACGAATTTCATCAAGCGCATCCGCGAGTTTCTGTGATGGCTTATTTAGCAACTTGTTATCGCAAATGCCAGTCAATGAAACGCCCAGCAATCTTTCTTCGTCACAATTGTTCTTCCAACGCTTGTTAATATAACGGAAGTCTGTGAGTGTTGATTGCAACGTACCGATGATTGTAGCAAGACGAGCCTTACGCTTCAATGAATCAACATCATCATTTGCACGAACAACGATTTCTGAAAGATTACAGAACTCAAATGGACGAAGAATAATCTCAGAACATGGATTTGTACCAAACTCATGCTTTGGATCACGACGACCATTCTTTTCAGCAACGGCTTGTGATGCTTGACGCGAGAAGATACCACGCTCACCTGAACGAGACATGTATAATGCATGCCATTCGTTCATGAATGTATCCATGTCTACTCTTTTGTCATACACTGCCGAAATGTTTGCGAGTGCACGTTGACCGTTATGTGTCCACCAGTCACCCGATTTAGCATGGCGCAAGTGGTCATCGTTGAGGTCGGTAAGAGAAATGAGAGCAGAACGGCGAACACCACCGCAAACAACAATATCAGCAATCTTACATACGATGTCATGACATTCCAACGTTGATAGTTTCCTACCACGTGCCTTTTGAAAAATATTGAGAGTGAATTTAATTAAATCTACAAGTGGTTCTGGACCAGAAGCGCGACCACCGAATGTCTTCAAACGCTCACCTGCTGGACGAACCTTGCTGACATCCCACTTTGGAATCTTGCCAGAATAAAGTAATGAAATGATTTCACGATAAGCAGACGCCCAACCAATCTTACTATCAGCAACGACAACAGTTGTATCTGTTTCGTGTAGTTCTTCTGGAACTTCTGGCAACTTGTTTGTATACTTTGACTCAACAGAAAAGCCAACGCCAGTGCCGCACATGAGAATATACATGATCTCATCAAATGCTTTAGTGTTATCAATGGCGACATAGGAGCAATTATATCCAGCCACTTGATCTTTTTCCAAAGCAGGACCAGCAGTCATTAAACAACGCATTGATGGCATGACTTCCAAATTTAAAATTGCTGAACGCAACTCTTCCCATGGAACTTGTTTATTGTTATTTGTTTTTTCTTTAAAGAAATTAATGTATCTGTCAACGGTTTCATCCCATGTCTCACGACGACCTAGTTCGTCATTGAAACGAGCGTAGCGCGAAATGTGAATGAAATCTTGATAAATGGACGGAAGTCGTGTCGCCATTATTTGCTCCTTATTGTTCTACGAATTGTGTTGAAAGCGGAAATACCTCAGCGATGACTTTAGCACATTCTTTTGCAATATTCATATGCTCAAGTTGCGTGCCATTACCGCTGCGGAGTTGTATATAGTGAATCCAAGATCTTAGAGTTCCGCTCATATACATGCGCGAAAGAGTGAGACCTTCAGGAAGAATCGCACGAGCCTGTTCCTTGGCAATATTATTTTTAATCGCCCAAGCATAGTTAGATTTTACTAATTCTAAGATCTGACGTTGGCGTTCATGCCATTCGTACATAAGCATGTAGTCGTCCGTCTTTACGCTATTTTGACGGTTTACGGGATCTTGAAGTCTGGCGTCACGAAATTCAAAATCTAAATCTTTAGTTGGATCAGCATAACGTTGCGAGAATTCTTGAAACGAAAAACTACGATGACGCAAAATCTGACGAGCAATATCTCTTGTTGTTTCAATCTCTAAACACATGGTTGCCATTTCAAGCGGCGACCAGTGCTGATGTTTAATCAAGTATTTGATTAACTTTTCTGCTGTTTCAGAATTCATTTGATTGGAGGGATTGGAGACTCTTGCGCAATAGGCAACAAGATCCGTTGGCGTCTCCAACCCCTCAAGAACTGGTTTACTATATGAAACTAATTTTACCTTCATCTCAAAAATCCTTCACATCAAATTCAAGAGTTTTATGCCTCATTTCAGAAACGCCACCGTCTGCCGCAAGTGTTTGTGCGCGAACGTAAGCGTCTTTATAATCGGAATAAATTGAGTCATCAAACCACCACCAACGATCAAAAAAATATTTTGCTTGACGGCGATATTCAACATACCACTTGCCGTTATGAAACTGTACTCGCACTTTAGAGATTGGATGTTTAATTATCTCTAGACCAAGATCATCTAATGTGACCATGTTAGCACCTTCTCCAATTCATAAACTTCAGTTTGGCTTCTAACCCGCTGAAAGTGTTGGCATCTATAATAATCTTTATTTGTTCAGAAGTCAACCCATTTAAAATCATTTCATTGATATCCTTACCGTTTACTGCTTCTGGAAACAAACAAACTTTATAACCTTTATCGATAGACTTTTCAATTTGCTTTACAATATCTTTATTGCGCGGTTCATTATCATAAACAAGAGTTACATTTAACTCTGGAAGAACTGCTGCCACGCCGCCCAAATTACTATCGCCAGAGGCAATGCTATTTTCGAGAAATAAAGAATCAAACTGCCCTTCGACGACATAGACACGTTCTTGCTTGCGCAAGCGATGCAATCCGAACAATTTCTTTTCATCTGATATCTTCACCGTAACGTATCGAATTTTCGATTTGGAAGACAAAGCCCTCCCCGCGACGTTTGTTACCTGACTCTTTTCGTTAGTGTAAAAGAGTACGATACGCTCGTCGTTAGGGACCTCGTCTTTACCATGTTGGGGGAATTCTAGATCGAGAAAATCCTTGAATTTCTCTGTAAAGAATATTTCTTTCCAGTGCTTCTTGGGAATTTGTCTCTTTTGTATATAGTCACGCGCAGGGTGATCTGCAGGTAAATTTTCTATACAATAATGTGTAAACGCTCTTGGAGTTCTCTCCAGGCTTTCAACTGTCGTTGAATCTCCTCTGGACTTGTCGAGAGTAGACTGGAATCGGGAATAGGCATTTCCCTTGAGTTGCTGGAAGTCGGGTTTTTTGTAGTTGTGGTGTCCTGTTTCACCAACTGCGTATCGTTCCAGGGCGTATTGTTTATAGGTTCCACTATCGACTTCCTGTAAAAACTTCGCAAACGTCGTAGACTTGTTGCAGTTATGACAGGTGTAGAAGTAGTCGTTCGATTTGCGATAAACATACCCACGAGCCTTCAGTTTGTTCTTCTTCGAATCTCCACAATACAAACAGCGAAAGTTGAATAGATCTTCTTTTTTCTGTTTGAATTGTTGTAATCGAGATGAAATTAAAAGCAAATATTTCCGATCAATGTAGACACTCATAATACATCACAAATAAGCCAACGGATTAAATACTATAAACTATTTTATTTCAAAAGGCAAACCTAATTTAGAAATAAGCCACCCAACAACAACTGCGCCACCCATTACAAGCCAACGCCATTTGTTTAAATCGTCTATTTTTTGTTTTTCTATTGCGTGCTGCGCAGCCATTTCTTCGCGCAATGCTTTCATCTCTTGCACCAGATCAGTGCGAAGATCATCCATCATTGCTTGAAGTTCGCGCTTGTCTTCGATAGTTCTTTCGTCTAGTTTGTCCAGTGTTCGATCAAACTTCTCGTAGATGACTGAGAAGAAGGAGACTTTCTCTCGCATTGCAGCGACCTCAGTCTCTATTTTACTTAATCTGCCTTCGAAGTCAATCATTTTACTGGTGTACTCTTTGTAATGACTCCTGCGCGTCGAAGTGTTCGAGCGCGGCAGTGTGCTTTTTGTGAAAATCCTTTAGGGTTGGAGCAATCAATCTTCTTTTTATACTTCATGCTCCATGCATCATGTATATAGGTTTTGAAAGATTTCATCAATCTTTCGATGAAAGTATTTTTCTTACAACTAGTTCACGATCGCTCGCGCGTTCCCAAATACTAGGCATTTTGTTTTCGTCAATGTCATACATCTTTTTTAAGATGTAATTTCTAGTTGCTCTATCTAATTCTTTGTGCGCACACAATTGATCGCTCACTGCCGTTTTCCAAATATTTGGAAATAAACCGTGCACTAATAACATAAAAGCCCATTTCCACGCTCGAATGAGATGAGCAAAATAACTTAATCCAACTTCATTTAAGTGGGACATCTCTCGTTAACTCCGATTGGGGTGTTACAGGTGGAACAATTGTTTTTAATGGTTGCGGCGGTTTCATTAAATCTGCAGGTGGTGCTGGCATTTCAATCTTTGGTACCAAACGAGTTAATGGATTACCACAAGCAGCAAGAAACAAAAAAGAAAGTGCTACGAGAAATCTCATTGTGCAGCCTCCTCTTTCTTCCATGGCATTTTTGGCATATCAGGTAAACTAATATCTAATCCACGATCAGCATTTTGTTTGTCTACTGACGCCTTTGTCTCAAGAATCCATGATTGCAAACTTACAAGTTGCTGAGCATTTTGTAAACAAATAGAATAATTTGCCAATACAGTACCAAGTGCTTGATTGTCTTTTACAACTGAATCAGTATCATCAGTTGTCTTTTGTGGATCAAGCTGTTGCCCTTGAACGCTGGCGTCGTGCAGATAAACCCAACCATTGGTTAGATTGTATTTGCCCTTGACTTCGTTTTCAGCAGCGTTTTGATAGATGACTTCACGTTCTTTGACAACTTTAATCTTGTCGACGTATTCAGTCACAACACGCTCTTTGATATTGTTTTGTTCTTTTTCAAGTTCAATCTTCAACTGCTCTGCTTCGTTAGCCGCTTGTTGAATCATGACTTCACCAGCAGATGTTCCTTTTTTGTAACCAGCAGCAAATGCGCCACCAACTACAAGAACCACCGCAAGGATCTTATATGGCAATGGTATAAGCATAATTTATTCCTTTGGCCAGATATTACTCTCAACTTGATCACTCAACCAAATGCTGGCTCCAAGCAATTTTGAATAAAGCCAGTATGTTGAATTAGACAATAATAAAAACAATTCAGCCAACCACTTGAACAAGTAAATGAACGGAATTGCAAAAGGTTCTAGTATAAACATCAATTACACCATGATTGTTTCTTTTCACCAAAGTATGCTCGAGCATGACCGTTTTGAATCAACAGTTCAGATAATCTCTGACCATCGACAATTAGATCACCAAGAACACGCCCACCAAACTTGTCGTGCGCCTTCAATTCGACTTGAATCTTCTGAGCATTAGCGACAAGGTTTTTGGTAAACGCGCTGGCTTTTTCTGCCGCAGCAGCCTCTGCTGGGCAACCAGCGCGTGCACCCTTTTCTGGCGTGTCAACACCAAGAATTCTCAAACTCAATTGAGGTTTCAATGGTGCTGGCATAAATGGTGCTTCAAACACCACTGTATCACCATCACTGACTTTCAAGATTTTGAAGTCATATGGATTTGCAATTGTCACACTTGAAAAGAACAGCAAAGAAAAGGCTAATAACTTTTTCATTACTTCGCCTTCTTTGCACGAGCCTTTTTCACTTTTTCAACTGCTTTACCAGCAGCAGCAACTGCTTCCGTTTTTGCTTCCGTAGCAACTTCTTTAGCAGCATGCACAACGTCTTTGTGATCAACAACGCCGTCATTGTTTGCGTCTGGATTTTTCCACAATTTCCAGCCAACCCAAGCAGCAACAGCAACTAATAACAATACAATTAATGTATCCATCATCTTCTCCTGTTAATTAAGCAACAGGTGGTTTTTTTGGAGCAAACTTCTCAGCGACAGTTGTACCAAGACCACCCAACACGATCATCATCATTGAGTCGTACATAAACTTCTCAACAACGAATCCCCAAAACAAATTCAATACAAATGCCAAAGCAACTAAAAATGTTGCCATAACTGTAATGACTCGTTTTGATGACACCGAACCGTTTTCACCGTCCGATAGCATTGATTTTAAATTTGCAAATAGATTCATTTTTATCTCCTAACAAGAATAGTATAAGATTCATCAGTTATTTTACGACCGCGAACCTCTGCCTCCAATCGTTTCGCAAAATGATAATCGTGCGTTACAATTAGAATCTTATTACCAATACTCACAATATATCGCGTCTGAGCATTGCGGAGACATAATGTTTCCATCTCACGTTCCTATTTAGCCAACGGGTTTTCCCAGGCTTTTTGAATTTTATCGTCGACTTTCTTCTCTAATTCCTTTAATTTAGCGTCTGTTTCGCGCTCGATCGTTCTTAATCGACCTGACATATCGCGATCTGTTGTTGCGACGAATCCACGAACTTCCTTATCGAGTTCGCGATTTCTACGCTCTGCTGCATCGACATCTGCTTGAAGGGAATCAATATCACCCTTTAGGTCGGTACGAACATCGCGAATAATATCGTTACTTTCGTCTACCAATACAACGGCATTATCGATCTTCTGTTCAAGTTTAGTCATACGTTCTTGAATGCCAGATAGGTCTGGGGCAACGTATTCTTGAATCTGTGCTTTCATGTCCATATAGTCTTTATAGACTTCAAATGCACCATAGAGACCGCCAAGAACCGTTGAAACAATACCGCCAGCGATCATAAGTTTGGCTGGTGTGAATGCATAACCGCCAATGCTAATAACAGTATTTTCGCTCATATACTGTTCCTTGGCTGCTTCTAATTGATCTACTTTTTCGTCTATATCCTTACTCATCGATGCTATTCCTCTGTAAAACTTTTATCTTGTTATGATATAAACAAAACCAAATATAATTCCAACAAATATAAAAAATAAAATTCCAATACATGTCATTAGAATCAATTCTTCTTCTTTTTGCGCTGCTATCAATGCAGCCCTTCTTCGTGCTTGCGCCTCTTCCAATTCTTTCTGCGCATGCGCTCTTTGAAACTTTATCCAGTCATCCCATAAACCAGGTCGACCTGCAATTAACATATAATCTTTAAGTTCTTTTTCTTTCCTTCGTGCTTCTTCCAAAGCAAAAAATTCTTCTAACTGAGTTCTTTCGATTGCGGTGGTATTGACAACTTTCGTTTCTAATTTTTGTTTATTATGAAAGAAGTTGCCCAAGTGCCCAGCGCATTCTCCGAGTTCTCTGCCATTACTTATCACTTCTTTAATCACAGCGTATGCGGCATTAATTGCTGCGAGTTCTGCTAGCATTACTTATATTGCTCTTCGACCATCTTTTTATAAGTGTCTGTATTTCCTTTTTCTAGAAAGTATGAGCCACGAACGTTGTCTTTAATGATCACGCCCTTGTATATGTCCTCTGGTTTGTACCATACATTATTATCTCTCAACATCGCAGTTCTATAGGCACTCACATCAGTTTCAGAACCAATGGCAGCAAGAATACCAGATTGATCTGCTTCCATATAGTTTGCATTGATAGCATCTTGTTCTTCTTTATTTGCTGCCACGACTTGTTCAGCACGAAGTTCAGCGTCAGACTTTTCTTGACCTGCGCTACCAAGAACACCAAGCAATTCTAGACTTGCTGTATTGGGTTGAACATTGAAAGCATTTGCGAGAGCAGGATCATTGGCTATTGTCATTGCTTCTGCTTCCGCAAAGCCCATACTGTTATTGTCTTCACTTTGTTGTGATGACGCGATTGCTTGCTGAATAATACTATTCTCAAGTTCTTCTTGCTCTGATTGAACTTGACTGTTGATATTTTCTGCAAACATTTCCATAGTTTGTTCTACGGTAGTAAACTCAACAGCGCTTTGTTGCTCTTCTTGAGTATTTTCTACCATCATTGATGTGTCTTGCATTTCGTTTGATGATTCAATGACATTCGTATCAGCAACGACAACCTCTTCAGTTTGCGTCTCAACCATAAAATCTTGAGATTGCTGAGGTATCATAGATTCAGCAACTTGCTCAACTTCAAAAGAAACAGTTTCTTGAGTTTGTTCCATAGAAGTATCAGCGACAAGAGTTTCGTTATTTTGTTCAGCTTGTTCTTGAATTGAACTTTCGATGTTGGAAGTTTCTACTTCGTTTGATTGCTGCTGCTCTTGTGTTTCAAAGGATGCAACTATAGCGGTTTCGGCAACAGAAGCAGCAGAGGCTACTAATGATTCAGATGAAGATTCTACAGCAACACTTTCTGCTTGATTCATGGATTCGGTTGCAGCCATCTCTGTCATACTCATAGTAGCCAAAAGTGACTCTTGACCCAATGCGCGTCCAGTTTCTAGGATATCGAGAGCATCTGCTGATGATAAATCTGAACTGATTAAATCTGAAGCATCAGAAGTTGTGGCAGCAGCTGCTGTCGTTTCTTGCACCGATTCTGTCGTCGAAGCAAATACTAGAGTCTCAGACGTTGTTGATTCTGATTGCGTTGCTGACTCGATCGCTTCAATTGCTGATTCTACAGTTTGATTTGATGCTGCACTGGCTGCATTATTCGTAGATGATGAAGGTGAACCAGAACTACCACCAATACTTAATGCTGTTGTATCAGCAGCGATTGCCAATGCTGCCTCTAGTACATTCGTTGCAATAGAATCAGCAAGTTCGTTTGATTTTTGCTCGTCGTTCAATTCTTTAGCAACAAGAGTTTCTTCAATACTATCTAAACTCTCATCTGCAGAATCATCATCAGCTAACATTTCCTCTAATGATTCAGGTTCTTCGGTAAATGTTTCTTCTTCTATAGGATCTTCAGCTGCTACAAAGGTTTCTTCTTCTATGGCAATATCTTGTTCTTCCTCTTCTTCAAATACACTACCGCCATCATCAGAGCCATCGTCAAAACCAGAATTTTCGTCAGCAAAATAGGTTTCTTCTTGATCATCAATTATCGAATTGATAATGCAAGTTGGATCTGTTGGGTTTATATTGCAATCAGGTGCAATTGGTTGTTCTGGTTCAGGTATTGGTACAACTTCACTGGACTGAACATAATAAGTTGTATTTTGTAAACCGCTTGGATTATTACCATTATAGATTTGATACGATTCACCAGCCTGATCACCTTGGAAACCAGAAGTAAATGTTCTTCCTGTTGGACCAAGATAATCAAATGATCCATAGTTTATAGAAAAGTCATTGTTAGAAAACAATGTAATTTCGTATGTGAATTTATTTGATGTTCCTAGTTCATCAACGCCATACCAGCCAACAACAAAGCGATCATTGAATGATTGATAATATGGATTGCCAGGATTGTTGAAATCTGCAAGATCAGACCACATACCAAAGATAGAATTGTTCATATTATAATAAGGATTGTCTGAAAAGAATGGCAATGCATTGCCAGAGCAGCATCCGTTAGCATTACTTGTAAAACTTATAAAACCGTTTTGAGATACGAAAACAGAATCATATGGATTGCCATAAAAGTAAAATTCAAACGGCAAGTCTATTGGATTAGACACACCATCATCATATAATGTCAATGCGATTCCACCAGTGTTCTTTATTTCTTCAATAGGCGTGGCTGTTTGCTGTTGAATAACAGTGTATG